CGCCACATAGGAGCACGGTATCATGTTGCACCAATGGCAGAGTGCGGTCAAAGTCTGCCAGAATGGAGTTTTGCGAGAATTTTAAGGAAATGCTAGACGCAATAGAGCCGGCAAAGGTTGTGATCGTAGGTATCGTGCCGGATGAACTCAATGTGGATGTGCCAATTATAAACCTCAATTCACGAAGCCAGAACATGAAGGAAGTGTTCAGAAAGGAGTAGGCATGGGAACCATCAGCAGGGAATCAGCGAAGCGCAGGAATAAGGAAACGAGCCGGCAGAAAAGACGTAGGAGTAAGATTTCTGATATTACAAGAAGAAAGAATACCACTGGAAAAGATGAATTGAACGTGATGAGATAAAAATTTACATCACGCCGAGGTACGTTATAGGAATTTATATACAAAATGCACAAAATAAAAAAGTCGCAGGTCTGAATTAGTTTCAGATTTCTGCGATTTTTTTCAGATTTTCCCAGTTCAAACCGTCCCGGTTTTGATGCTGTCTCTGATTTGTCGTACATTTTCTTGGTGTTCTCGCCCCGTCCCGGGACCATCCCGGGAACCTCTAACCGATCAGGAACAGACCGCCACCGGAAGCCTATGAAACCCCACCGCCCGGCATGATCTGGCAAAGCCAGAGCAAAACAACACAGCCCGCAGGGGATAACCTGGGAGTGGACCGGGAACAACTGCGAAAGCACAGAGCCAGTTCCAGACACAGCCAGAGTCAAAATCAATTCTAATAGAACACTGTAAAGCACGTTTAAAAGCGTTTTCATGCAACCACGGTAAAATATACAGAAAGCACATAAAACACGCTTAAAAAGCCAAATACGGCGTTATAGAAGCATTTAAGGCACAATCACCCAATCAAAACGTCTAAAAGCGTACAGAAATAAGACCGCCGGAGCGATCACGAACAAAGCCTGCATAGCTTCGCACAGTCTGGAAACATAAAGACCAGACTGGGCAAAACATCCGCGCAACTATACAAAGTATATAATAACCCCGTTATGTTCTGACGTCAATCCCTGTTATTAACTCGATGTTTGAAGATTTAAGACGTTTTTATATACTTGTGATAAAATATACCAGAATCACGCTAAAAGCCGTTAAAACGTCAAATATAAGCTGATACAGCTATATATAATTGTCAATGCACATCACGCCGGAGAACAAGCCCCGGCGAAGTCCCGGCACAGGTCACGAACCACCGCCGCCCGGAGCGGATGCAGGACACCAGAAAAAGAGCAGTGTTTTACTGCTCTAAATCAGAATATTTTTCTAAAAAATTCAATAGTTCCGAATCTGTAAGACTTGCAGCTTCTTTGCATATTTGGTCATATTCTCCAATATATTCCATCGATCCGGCTACAATCTCAATCGCAGCCTGTTCTAATTTTTTTCTTTTAGCTTTTGACATAATACCACCCCCTATTTAACAAATGCCAAGTGATGCTAAAAAAACAGCATTAACATTTTCCCAGCAACTCGGAATAAGAGAAGAACGGCCGCAAATATGCATAAGCCCGTACAAGTGCCGACTCAGGTTTTTGACGCCGCACCAGACAGACGCACCGCAGTCGGAGCCTTCGACGGGAATACTATACACAATCCCGTTATGTTCCCATAAATCCCAATTACTGCCATCATCGGCAATAAAAACGCCATTTTCGACTATTTTCCGGGCATGATCACACCAAATAGCGCCCATTTCTGAATAATTATATTTTCTCATTTTTCTCTTTTCTTCCCTCTACCCATGGGAGCCGGGTTATAAAAGGCGTTTCCGGGAATCGAACCCGGCGGGAACCGTTACGCCTGAAAACTAAATCCTTTTTGCAAACTCGATTTCCGTATAGTTTTTCCCGGTCACCTCGTTTATAAATGCCAAAATCCCGGCCTTTGTAAAATCGAAGCGGGTAAAGTCAAACCCCGTTTGTGCAAGTCTATATTCATAAGAGCGCCCGCATCCCTCAGCGTCGTAATATGTGCCATCGACATGTAACGCGTTAGGTTGCACCACTGGGAACCCTTTTTTATTTGCGTCGCGTCTCTGGTAGCCGCCAAAATCTGCACCAACGTGCAGACCGTCCAGCGTGTCAAATTCTGCACGAACTCTGCAATTCGGCATGTCTGAGCCGTTTCTGTAGCCTGTTCCCGCGCATCCGTATTCTACTAATGTTAATTTTTTCATGTTTTTAATCCTCCTGATTTTATTTTAAAAGGCGCCGGGGAAATGCTCCCCGGTACGCTTACCGGCCTGTCTTAATTTTTTGTAATTCTTTTAAAAATGTCTATTGTAAGAGTTGCAAGCGCTCTTTTTCTATCTGACATGTAGCCGTGTCTTTTGCTTTTTAATGCTTTTTCAGCGACTTTTAAATTACTTACGCCATAAGATGCGGCTTTCTGTAATTTCTTAAATTCTTCCGGCGTAACCTGTACGGCTTTTAAGGTATCCCGATTGATTGAAAAATCTTCTTTATTTTCCGGGTGAAGCATCTGGCAAATTGGAATATAACAATCAGTTCCCATATTTTCGCCGATATTCCAAACAAGATAGTTGCTTGGGATTTTCTCCACGATTTCAAAGACGTCCGTATTCCACAAAGATGTAGAAATGATTTTGTTTCCTTCGATTTTTGCTGTTGCGTATGCCATAATTATTTACCTCTCTTTTCTATTTTTTGAAGTCCGGCGGTTGCGTTGGGGCTACGGCTTGACCGCCGCCGGAGGGAATTTATTTAGATGGTTTTTCGTATCGAATAATTTCAACCTGTTCGCCGGTGGACTTTAGAACACCGAACCCGTTAAACATCGGGCCGTTAAGCCCTAGTAAGAGTGGTTGCCCTTGTAGTTCGTCCCGGTGTGCCGGGTTTTCGCTATATCCGTAAATAAGCGATTTGAACTGCTCAGCGGTTTTGATCTCTTTCGGAAGATCATAAACAACGGTTTCACCTGTAAACATTTTTCCTGTAATCATTGATTTTTCTCCTTTTCTGTGATATTTTATTTTTGCTGGTATTTTAATAATTTTTATTTACGGCCCCGGAGTTTTACGGGGTCTTTTTCATGCTGACATTTTATAAAGAATCAGAAACTTTAATTCCTCATATTGTTGGGAATTAATCCCGGCGAAGTCGTTCCCGATCAGTTCCAGAAGCTTTTCTAATTTTCTTTTTGCGTGGGCCTTTTCAATCTGGCCCAGATAGATGTTATATCTCATTTTTTAACCCTCCTGAGACTCAAAACAACATCGTCTTTCATTTCATAAGTACCGCGACTATCGAACGTAATGACCACCGGTGTGTTATTTTTTAGCCTTGCGTCAAATCCCCATTCCTCGCCGCGGATGTCGGTTACTGTCTGGGTTTTACTGTGATATGCGCCCGGCATCGTGTAAATATTGGCGTTCTGTGGTGCGTGGGTGAGTGCGGCGATCATTGCCGCGATAATTAACTTTTTCATGGTTGTTTTCCTTTCTTTCTCCCGGCTCTGTGTCCGGGCTGTTTGTTCTCTGCTGATGGTTATATAATACATTATATTTAATGTAAAATCAATATGCAAAATACATGAAAAATAGTGTAAATAGTTATACGGAATTTGTGCATTATTTTTAATGTAAAAGTTATTGCAATTAAAAGTTATCTAATATATAATGTAGTTATATAAAAAATGATTAGAGAGGAGAAAAAGAAATGTTTGTATATAGACTTAACGTATTAGAAACTTTAAGTGATGCAGGCTATACACCTAGCAAATTAAGAAAAGAAAAGCTGTTGGGGGAGAATGCTATACAGTGCCTAAGGGAAAATAAAATGGTAGGGATTAAAGCGCTTGACAAAATTTGTTCTATATTAAATACGCAGCCGGGGAATATTATAAAATATGTAGATGCTGCAGAAAAGCAGAAACTTTAAAAATAATGCAATTCAGTATTGACAATTACATTATAAATAATGTATAATAAAGACAGTTAAAGAAAACCAATCACACAGCCCCGCGAGGGGCGGACAGGAGGAAAAAATGAAAGAATTTGAATTAAAACAGGTTGCCCGGAATAATTCCGAAAGTTTCGGATGTGCCAAAGTTACAGCAGCTTGGCTGTGCGGCACAGAAGCTCAGAAAGAGGATTTTATAAATTCTCTGGGTGAGAACTGGGTGAGAATCCCGGCGGAACTTGTTGACGAAACCGCCGAGCAGAATTTTATTTCATATGCTCGGGCATAAGGAGGAAAAAAGATGCTAGAAAGAAAAATTGATCAAGCAATTGAGAAAGAAGCAATGAAAACCGGGAAGATGGGAACCGAACCGGTGACCGTAGAAATGACACTGACAAGTGGAGAAATCGAGGAGTTTAGAAACCTCGAAAAATATGACAGTAAAAATTATTTCTGGGAAGTTGAGGACAATACTCTTAGAATTTCCTACACAGAAGAAATTTAAGAAAATAGAGGAAAGAGAAATGAAGAAAACAATTGATTTATTAAACAAAGCTGTAGAAATGGGATTTGACAGAGAACAGGCGCTTGCAGACATAGACGCAAGCCTTGACGCCGAACTTGAGGAAAGGCATCCGTTGATGGATGAAGAAATATCAGAAAGTCTGTACAATAATATTCTTGAAGGATTCCGAGCAGACAAGGAAATGAACGCATGAAAGCAGTAATGATACAAGGGCATATGGATACCGCCCGGTTTTCAATACCGGGATGGAATGGCAAGCGGGGCGAAACATACCCGCTCCCGCCTTTTTCTACAATTGCCGGTATGGTCCATTTTCTTTGTCAGTGGGATAGCTGGCATGATATGAAGATATCTGTATCCGGCAATGGAGTCATGAACAAGCCGGAAATTTGCATGAGGTGGCGTGGCGGAGCTGTCGCAGGATCAGAGACAGAGGAGTTTAAGCAGCGTTTTCCGGTCAGGGTAAAATCTGGGGATTCGTTTGTAGGCTGGGTCAATACGCCAATTTATGAAAACATGGTGTCTGATCTGGACCTGAGATTGCATGTTATGCCGGAAAGTCAGAAAGAAGTCGAAGTGATCTACAGAAAGATTCTGAACCCGCGGACATTTCCAAGTCTGGGACGACATGAGGACTTGATAAGAATTGACGATGTGCGGATTGTTGATATTTTGCCAGCGCAGGAAACGACGCTCGATATGTGCGCTTATGCACCGGCTACGGCAGAAACACCCGGAACTGTTTACACAGTTCATAAAGATTATACGATCAGCAAGAGAAAGCGAAGATTTAATGATGTTCGAGTAAAATATTTAGATCGAGGAATAAAAGTAATTACAGATTGTGATAATTTAAACAATCCTTGTTTTTTCATCTGATTTATAGTATTATTTAGACAACAATTACTGAGGTAATTGAATGTAAATTTGAAATAGTACTGAATAAGTGCAAATTTTAATATTTCCATTTTGGAAAGACACAAAATAAGCCCCTGAGAGATAATCCCGAGGGCTTTTGCTGTCTTATTCTGGCGGCGTAATGAGTGAGGGGAACAACCCCGCCGCCGAAGTTGTTAAAATACATTTATCATAAAACTGTCGAAGTTGTCAAGCAAAAATTTTTTTATTTTGGGACTTGATTTTTAAAACCGATGTGGATAAAATAAAAATAACGACAGGCGAAGGAACTCAGGACGGGAGCTGCAAGCCAGAGCGCGAAAAAAATATTGATTAATCAGCCAGATCACGCCGGATAAAATACCGGAAGGTCTGGCTTTTTGTGTTTAATAGCCGGAAAATGACGGTATTACATAACGTATAAGTATATAATAACTGGTTTTATAATCCCGTCCTAGATTCTAGAGATCTAGAGTTTATTAATATACATGCTATACAGTACCGTATAGACATATATAGTTAATAAGAGTAATGTAACAGTAACAGTAAAAATAAAATCAAATAGACTGTTGACAGTGATATAAAAGTATGATAAAACAGAATTAACAACTAAATAAGCCGAAAGGCAATAAGAATAATAAGACTATTTAAGACGATTAAAACCGAGCAGATCGGAAAGAAGAAAGGGATTTAGAAAAGTCCCGGAATGTATCTGCAAGCGTGTTTTTGTCGTCTTTTTTTATTTTATTAACGTTATGAAGTGAGGTGATATGGTGAGAACAACGGAGGAGCTGTTAGAGAATTTTGAAGATGAAACACATAATTTTTTACAGGCTTTTTGTGAAAAATATAAATTTGAAAGCCCGATAGAGATGAAACAAAACACCTTTGAAGCCGCCATGTCATACGCTGGAGATCGAATATTTTTAAAATCTGATGATGTGACACTAAAATATAATCGGCAGACCATTATTGATACAGATAATGCGCCGTTGATAGATTATATATTAGATAGATATGAGCAAATATGTACAATATACAACAAAGAGGTCACATTGCAAGGATTTAGCAAGTATACAAAAATAGGCAGACAAACAATGTATAACTGGCTAAATGGAGAATGTAAAACTAAGATATATATAGATATAGATGGCAATGTTATACATGATATACAAGAGTGGAAACTAAATAAAAGGGGCGAATACAGGGAGATTGCAAGCACTGCGCACTTAGACATTATGAAAAAATTGGAAGAAATGGACGAACATTCTCTCGCAAATATTAGCATTGGCGACAGAAATAACACGGGCGCAGCCATGAAATTAAATACTAAGTTCAGGTGGAATGCACCGAATGGACGGAGCGCAGAGGGCAAACAGGACAAACCACGAGAGAGCTTAGAACAGATCAAAGAAGAGTTTGGCGGTTTGCTGACAGGAGAGTGAGGCAAGATAGGACGTATCAATAGCCCGGAAATGTACAGGACTCACGGACAAACGGCACGAAAACAAGGCAAATTAGTAGAAACTGTGCAATATGTACAAATATAATTCTTCAAATTGTGCAATATGTACATTAATCTATATAAAAAACTGTTGTTTTTCTTATAGATGTAATATTCCGACAATTATCTGCTATATATTTCTTCCTTGACCACTGCCGCAGGCCATTAAAGGTCAGCGCTAAACCAGGGAAGCGGGAACCCATGGGGCGGCGGGCTTCCCTGGTAGCGTCCGGCATGGATACCGGGGAGGGGGTGTATATAAGTCCCAACACACGCCGAGTGAGTACCCCGAGTTCCCGAAAAATTAAAAAAGCCTCTTCTAACAGCAAGGCTTAAAAATTCCAAAAAAACAAAAAAAGAGTTCCCCACGGCAGAGATAGTGATTGCAACACGACAAGCGGTAAGCCTTAACCGTTTCTCTGCCAAATAAATAAGGCGATATCAGAAAGGCAGGTACAAGATGGAAAAAATAGTAAACAATGATGGATATCTTCGGTCTGGACTAATGGACATTGCCAGGCAGTTACTGAGTATTTGTAGCGAAACTGGTGTTTCCAATATTCAGATAGCTACATCATCTCGGAAAGAGGGCGAAGGTATTACGCTTCTTGCAAAAACTGGTGACAAACCAATTCTTTCAGTAAAGATGGACACTGCCTATGAAAAAGAATAACTCTCAAGGTGAATCAATCCGAATCCGGCTCACAGGACAGCTAGAACGAAAGCTCGTAGCCGAAAAGAACCGAACCGGCAAAAGCGTATCGCAGATCACCAGAGAAGCATTGGAACAATATTTCCGAAGGAGATAGGCAAAACGCCGACTCAATTTTTCTCAAAAAAATAAAAAAGAGGTTTTTATATGTCAAAAGAATACAGTGAACGCTTTGATGAACTTCGTAAGAATCGAGTCGAGGTAAGCTATCATAAATACGGTCCTGCCAGGAAGAATTTTAAAACCGGGAACGTGCAGGCACTCCCGTCTATGGAACGGTGTATTGAGAAATATAATTCCACCGGAAACACAGAATATCTCGTGGATGCAGCAAATTACCTCATGTTCGAGTTTATGTACCCGCAGCATCCTAAAGCACACTTCAAAGCTACAGACAGCAAAGATAGCGCAGGGATAGTCGGAATCAGCGTAAAGGAAATGGAGGACTTGAAGAATGAACAGTATTGACCCAGTATATTACGCATATGTAATAGATAAAACAGCAATTTTCACAAGAGAAAAACCAGACCCGGAAAAAATTCAAGAATACGTGATATTTAAAGCAAATAAAGTCGAAGTTCTTTTGGACAACGCGACGACGTATGAAGGTCTGAATGGAGATGTGAAGATTGACCTTTCAAAACAGAAACTAACCGATGCAGTAACCATTTTAAGGCACGAACTTCTTACACATGGAGAAGTTTACAATGGTTTCAAAGCAAGCCTTAAAACAGCGATTGAGAAGTACTGTACATGCGGCCTGCCATTCGAGCCAGAAGAAGAAACTGCCGGTAAGATTCTTGATTTTATGATCGGAGAGGAACAGAAAGAATGATTCTTGCAAAATTCGTAGCAGTCATGTTGGATATTGCATTTTTCACATTGGTTTTAGCATTTCTTATATCACAGGACGAAACCGAAAAGAAAAACAATCCAATAGCATCGGCAGTATTTATATTGATGGAAATTTGTTTCGCGGTTAATGCAGTTGTGATTTTTAGATTATAAAGGAGGACGCAAGTAATGAAATTTTCAGAAGCATTCAAACTTATGAAACAGGGAACCAAGGTAAAGCTTCCATCATGGGGCGGATATTGGTATTGGGATGCAGAAAAAGAAACAATTATGATTCAGTGCCGCCCACAGGATAACGGTGAAAAAGGAGAATTACTTGATATTCGTGAGACGCAGATGGTGGAATATACAACTATGAATATGCAGTCTGATGAATGGATTATTGCAGACGAAACAAACTGCCCGGTACTCGGCGGTGAAGCAACATTCTCTTTTGGGGATGCAATCAAATATTTAAAACGTGGACTTAAAGTAGCGAGAAAAGGCTGGAATGGAAAGAAACAGTACATTCAGCTTGCCACTGGGATTTCTTATAAGACTGCCGATAATGAGATTGTAAATTGTGAGCATGACGCAATCGGAAATAAAGCCATCGCTTTTGTTGGAACATCTGGCGTACAGATGGGATGGCTTGCATCTCAAGCAGATATGTTAGCAGAAGATTGGATTTTTGCAGAATAAGAGGAGAACCCAATGTGGTTAGCATTCACAATACAAATTCCCCTGTTCACCATACTGATTGAACGGGTGAAAATACAAGAAAAGCAGAAGCCTGTCGTTCTCAGGTTAGGGAAAGCCTTTGAATCTGACAGGTCGAGGCATCCAGAGTAGCTTAGGTCTGCGTCAGTGAAATACAATTTCCCAAAGTAACTGGCGCGGACTTAACGATACAAATATAGACATGATGCTTTCTAAAATTTTATAAAATATATCACTCTATCACGAGTCCGGGTAAAATCCCGGACAAATAATGGGCTATCGCCAAGTGGTAAGGCACAGCACTTTGACTGCTGTATTCGCGGGTTCGAATCCCGCTAGCCCAGTCGGACTATATTGTTTAGCCATGATATAGTTCCCCTCCGAATTGGTTCCATCTATCCCAACGGGGATGATTAAAGGGGCTTCAAATGCCCCGGATGGACTCTACTTATGTAGAACAGCATTTAGACCCTTTGTTGCGACTGCGAGGGCAAGAATCGCAACAGCAGAGGAAGTTACTCTTGAACTGCAATAACCCTCTGCTTAGGAAACTTAGTTCAGTTGGCAGAACGGTCGGCTCATAACCGACAAGTCACAGGTTCGAGTCCTGTAGTTTCCATTTCTTCCATATGCTGTCTATCCGTTTTATGGACAGAAAAAACTGCTGAATGAGTGTATGTGGATTATTTTTATGAAAGGTGTGTAACGGCACAGCCTGTTCAATGAAGATAATTCCCCGTTCGGCACAGTCTCTGAGTTAAATTGTCGTCAATAGGTGCACGTTGAGGACAGGAAGTTTTCAAGAGGCATATAAAAGGTTTCGTCGTTATCCACAATGACATGAATATCCAAATCCGAAATAACTCCGTGGGGCTGGCACGGCATAAAACAGCCTAGTGGAAAGCATAACACGATAAACATATTGCTAACCCGGGGTTTCCGGGTTATGGGAGAATATTCCGTAGAGGTAGCGGGGCAGACTGTAAATCTGTTGCTTAACAGTTCGGGTGGTTCGACTCCATCTTCTCCCACTATTTTGTAAAATAAACAAAATATGAGGATGCTGTCCAAGATGTAAGAAACAGTCGGCTTGTGAGCTGCCGGTACAAATATGCTGAAAGTTCACGTATATCGCAGGATAGAGAAGTGGAATCTCACAAGGCCCATATCCTTGAGAACGGCGGTTCGAATCCGTCTCCTGCAACTTAATCCGCTTAGAGTTAAGCTGTTTGTATACAGGTGGTCTATGTCTCAGGTGGATTTACGCTATAGCGAAAGAAGTGAAATTCAGCCCAGATAATGTCTGACCGTTAAAGACGGTGAATATGGCAAGGTAGCTCAGTTGGTAGAGCAGTAAAAAGAGCGTAAGTCATGTCTGTGACTTCTACAGCAATCATTCTTTCATTCAAAATGGTATTTGTCGATGGTTCGAATCCATCCCTTGCCACTTATGTGATGCTTACAGCAATCATTTGGGCATAACTGCTAATTATGAAACCCAAAAGCATCATGAAAATTTATGGGACACTTACAGCAACTTATTCTTAAATAAAATCTCAGGCGAATAACCTATAAATTATTTTATCGTGTCCTGAAAGGAGAAAGAACATGGATTTTGCAAATGCAATGAAAGAAGAAAGTAAGTTTACAAGAACCGAGAATGGCACAGTCGCACTGAATACCACAAGTGATGCAAGACTTGATCTATTCGGAACTATTGGCGCATTGAGAGATGCTGATGAGAATAGAATCACTACATTGTTCTCAGAAGCGTATGCACAGGATAAACTCTTTACTACGAAGATTGCTTTTTACGCAAGAGATATTCGAGAGGGATTAGGAGAAAGAAAAACTTTCCGAACCATTATTCGTTATATGGCAGAGCATCATCCAGAAGCACTTAGACCGAACCTTGATTTGATTGGAGTGTTTGGAAGATACGATGATCTCTACGAACTGATTGGAACGCCACTGGAAGATGATATGTGGAAAGTCATGAAGAATCAGTTCGAGGAAGATTGGAAAAATATTCTTACAGGAAATAGTGCGATTTCATTACTCGGAAAATGGATAAAGACAGCCGATGCGAGTAGCCCAAAAACAAGAAAGCTTGGAATTTTAACTGCTCACAAACTTGGATATTCAGTTTTTGAGTTCAAAAGAATGGTTCGTAGCATGAGAAAGCGAATCGGTGTCGTTGAAAGCCTTATGTCCGCCGGTAAATGGACTGAAATCAAATATCCAGAAGTTCCAAGCCGTGCAATGATGATTTATCGTAGAGCCTTTGCAAAACATGATCCTGATGGCTTCAGTGATTTTGTCAATAAGGTTGATAAGGGAGAAGCGAAAATCAATGCTTCAACCTTGTATCCGTACGATATTGTAGAGAAAATCCTTTATGGAAGAGAAAGCAACAAAGTCCTTGAAGCGCAATGGAAAGCACTTCCAGATTATATTGAACAGGGAACAAATGCTTTAATTATGGCCGATGTATCTGGTTCAATGTACGGAAGACCAATGGCAACCTCAATTGGTCTGGCAATATATTTTGCTGAGAGAAATACAGGTGCATATCATAACTTGTTTATGACGTTCTCTGGCGATCCTGAGACTGTTATTTTGAAAGGAAAAACTCTTGAACAGAAGATACGAAATGTAGGCAAGGCAAGTTGGGGCATGAGTACAGACCTAAAAGCAGCTTTTGAGAAAGTACTTGATATTGCTGAGAAGAACAACGTTTCACAAGAAGAAATGCCGAAAGCTATAGTTGTTATCTCTGATATGGAAATTGATTATAGTGGAAATAAGGACTGGTCTTTCTATGACAAAATGGAAAAGAAATTCCGAAAAGCCGGATATATTATTCCAAACGTTATCTTCTGGAATGTATATAGCAGACATGATTTGTTCCATGCAGATGCCACAAGAAAAGGTGTACAGCTTGCAAGTGGTCAGTCGGTAACCGTATTCAAACAGGTATTACAGAATCTTGGATATAATCCGGTTGAAGCCATGGAAAACACAATTAATTCAGAGAGATACGATTGTATCACTGTTGAATGAAATAAAAGGTGAAAATCAACTCGTTTTTTTAACTGTCCGTGACAAGCGGTACGGAATGTAGCTCAGTGGTAGAGCAATGGCATTGTAAGCTATGTGCCGCAGGTTCGATTCCTGCCTTTCCGATTCCAATGAACTGCAATCATTGGAATTTTTTCTCTTACTTCGTTCGGTTCCAGTGTTTCTCGTTGGGAGATTTATGCCGTTCAAGCCGGCGCACTGGACTTTTTTAAATTGAGGAGACAAATTATGCAAAAAGAAAAGTGTTGTAAAACATGTAAGAAACATGACGATTTTACATGGGTATGTTTCAACGGCAACAGTGAACACTGCGCTGATTTTACGGAACCAGATTGTGTTTGCGAATTTTGGGAGGGCGTAGAAGATGACAGAAAAAGAAGTAAAGAAAATGGCAGAAGATTTATCTGATTACAAAAAAGTTTTTTCGGAGTTAGAAAAAAGATGCAGTCAAGAAGCATTGGAATACTGGAATCGTCATTTATGGTATGGGATTACGATTCAGTCAAATAAAGAAGCAACATCACCAAAAGATGGTGAACCTCCTAAACAACCTTTGAAATTAGTAGATTGGCTGATTGACAGAGGATTAAAAGATGGAATCCGATTATACGGAAAGAACGAGCTTAAACAGATTGCCAAATATCTTTTAGTTTATTGTGAGGATAAATGATGAAAATAGCAGGAAAAGAAATCAAAGACGAATGTTCCAGATGCGGGAATATCCTCGAATGTGAATTGTTCCGTCAGGGACATGGAATAAAACAGGAACGTGAGAACATAGCAAAGATGATCGAGTGCCAGATGAAGCACAGGGAGGGAACGAGATGCAAATAGGAGATTTAGAAAAATGGAGCGTAGACCAGCTCAAAATTGAAGTTGTTCGGCTGTCGGAAGCGTGTGAGAAGAAACAGCATGAGATTTTAGACAAAAACGAGAAAATCAACGAGCTTCAGGCTGAACTGGATAAAATGTGCGATTATAACAATGATTTAAAAAGACAGGTGTGTGAAAAAGCAGATGTGCCATTTTACGATGAATCCGCTGAAATCGCAAAATATCACAGACAGCATCAGGACGATTGCACTACGATTAATCAGTTACATACAACACTTGATGTTCTGGTTGACCGATATGCGAATCTGAGAAAGATTCATGGGGTGAATTGATATTATGGATAATCAAATTACTGTTAGTCGATTATTAAATATACTTGATAAACTTTCAATGAATGGCTTTGGAGATATGCCTATATTTTTAGGTGAGAAATATCCATTGCTGGAAGATTCTATAACTATTTCACAATATGAAAACAAGTTTCGGATTAGAAATAGATATTATGATGAAAAAATGACAGAAGCAATTAGAAAAGCAGTTTATGGTCTGGACTCTGTATGCAGAACATACATAACAGACTGCTACGCAGCAGGCGAAAAGATAGGAGAATAAGCAAATATGCTTTTAGTTTATTCAGGCTCGGACATTGATTTTCTTGACACCACATACAATATCGAGGGAGAATGCCACCGAATGAACATCCCGACTAGGTTCTATCCAGACAGGCGCTTGCTTCTGGCAGGGAATACGACCGTAATATACAACCAAACGGGAAATCTTTCTAAAACATGGAAATCAGATTACATCGGGGACAATTATTTGACGATTTTGACATTGATCAGAAAGGACAACGGTAAATGAGCATTAAAACAGCACTTGAATCAGAGGGAGTAGACTTCTCTGAATATATGAATATACCCGAACCATGGGATGGATCAGCACAAATTAAAATGGAAAATGGTACAAAATGGGTAATTTGTCCGTTTTGTGGAAAGAAAGCCTTAAAGATTTTCCCAACCACAAAGATTTATCGGATGCCGTATAAATGCAAGGGTAGCAACTGCAAGAAAGAGTTTATGGTGAATGTATGAGTACTTGTTATGATTGTGCGTGTTCAAAAATTGAAACAGACGGCATTCACAGATTCCTTATTTGTGGAATTTCTTCAAAAAATTTTTATGTTCCGTTCTCATCTCCGGCACCCAATATATGCAGTAAATTTCTAAAACGGAGTGGATATTCAGCATTGGAAGTGCTTACCCATGAGGAAAAAGAAAAATACTTTGAAATATATCGAAAATTACCTTCGTACAATCCAGAAGTAAGTCCTGAAGAATTTTTCAAAGGAATGGACAGTGGACTTTTAGGGATTTATCCAGAAAACGATACAGAGGCCGTTAAAGCTATTGGTTCCATAAAAGTATAAGTAAACAGATTTTATTGAAATTTGCAGAAAGTTAGGCGATTGAATGAAGCTCCCAGAATTTGAAAAATGTAAATGTTGTAAAATACGTAAACTTAATAACGGAGATATTCGTTTATGCTGTGAACCACTATTTTTAGAATACGTGCATACTACGTGTGAAGAAAGAAGAACAGAACACCCAGAACAATGCAAAGAAATATTTGACAAAATTGAAAACGACAAAGTATATGAAGAAGAATACACTTGCATTCCAATAACAATTATGAAGCCATATGAATCAGCAACATCTTCGTTTCTTGTTATGGTAGAACAAGAAACAGAATATGCCAGCTTTGTAGCTGATGTAATTGGTAGATTAGACTATGACGAAACACTTATGGTGAAAGTAGGAGAAAGTGAGATTCCATTTAAGATAATTCACATTGGAATCTCCGATAATATTTTTCCAATACGCTTTGAACTTATGGCGAAACAGGTTGGAACATTTTCAACTGGAAGATGGGAAAAGATATTGAAAGGTATTTCGAATGAAAATAAGCGTTAAACGAATTAAATGCTTTTTGACAGGTGGATGCAAGTTCAAAAGTTCTGATACAGAATCGAAATGTAATGACAAAGAAAAGACTTGCACTATTACGGAAACTTGCTACAAATGCGGGAAGAAGTACACTACCGTATTCACTTACAAACAGTTAGGTATACCAGTGAGGTGAACGCATGAAAGTATATCTGGTTTATGGAGATACCTATTTTGAACAATGTGGTTCAGATTTTCATTTATTTGGGGTATTTACTTCAAAACAAGCAGCAGAGGAAGTTAAAAAGCAGAAAGAAGATGAATTTTATCAACAAGAAATGAAGAAAAAATCGCGCTATCGTAATATCGACAGTAGGGAAGAAGTTGAGTTCGAAATAAAAGAAATGCAACTCGATAAAATTTGCGACTTGCTTGTAGGAGGATACGTTGAATGAAAAAGATAATCGTTGCAATAACAGTTTTAGCGCTGACACTTGGAATAGCAGGGTGCCAATCTACCGCAAGAAATTGCTGTGGAAACACAACATTAGAGTTAAAACCAAACCAAAAGTTAGAGGAAATTACATGGAAAAATAATTCACTATGGTATCTCACACGTCCTATGACTGATGATGATATTGCCGAGACTCACACGTTCCAGGAATCTTCTAATTTCGGAGTATTCGAGGGTAGAGTAACTGTTGTTGAAACAAAAAAATAAACAATCAGTCAAAGAGCCACATGAGAGCCAGACTAAATCCTAAGAAGAAAGGAGGTCTGGCTCTATTTTTATGCAAAAAATTATTGAAGAATCGCCGGAATGGTATGTGATGATCGGAAATAACATCATCAACAGTAATCTAAGCCCGGAAACAAAGTGGAATAAGTTATATTCCCTTGTCTACTTAATGGATGAAAAACATTCTTTCAAAGAATACCCGAATTATCGTGAAAAAGGCATAGGATTAAGCAATATTGGAAAAGAAGCTGCGCTTAATCAGTTGCTTCAAACAGGTTCAAAAGAATTTGAAGACCTCTACTACAAATATCTTCTGTTCGAAGCCCGAAACTATCAGGTTGACAGTGGTCTACTGTATCTGGAAAAGAACAGAATCTTAAAAGAACGCTTCTATCAACCAAGAAGAAATGTGTTCTTGAAGCACAATATCATCGGCTCTTTACAAGACTTGATGGATGATAAACTTGATATATTTGCGCTGAGCGTACCACCCGGTTGCGGAAAATCTACTCTTGAAGATTTCTTTCTGTCTCTGGTAGGCGGGTGGTTTCCGAATGATTTCAACCTGTCATCAGCACACAGTAGCATTCTGACACGTTCACTTTATGATGGAGTTCTGGAAATCATCAATGATCCGGTTGAGTACACATGGCATGAGATTTTTCCGAATGTAGAAATACAGGGAACAAATGCAAAGGAAACTACGGTCAATCTCGAAAGAAACGGACGATTTAAGACTTGGACGTTCAGATCCATTGATGGTTCATTGACAGGAGCTACCCGTTGTAACAGATTTCTTACCGCCGATGACCTTGTGTCTGGTATCGAAGAAGCACTGAACAAGAATCGACTGGACACCTTATGGACAAAAGTAGTAAATGACTTGCGTTCTCGTAGGCTAGAGGGTTGCAAAGAGTTTTATATAGCTACAAGATGGTCAGTACATGACCCTATTGGAAAGCTACAGCAGTTATACGCTGGGAACCCTAGAGCAAGGTTTATAGCAGTACCGGCACTTGACGAGAATGGCAAAAGCAATTTTTTATTCACAGTAAATGGATTCTCTGAGAAGTATTTCAACGATGCTAAAGAGTCCATGGACGAAATCTCTTATAACTGTCTTTATCAGCAACAACCGGTAGAACGTGAAGGATTATTGCTTCCGCCAGATAAGCTAAAAAGATTTTTCTTTGGCAAAGAAGACGTTCCCGATGGATGCACGGACGAATACACAATTATACCAGACAGAGAAGCAGATGCGATATGGGCAGTATGTGATACAAAAGATAAAGGTACAGATTTTGAATCATTACCTATTGCATATCAATATGGGGATAAATTTTTCATCCCGGACGTTGTTTTCGATGATACCACAGATTACGACATCCTGGACAGAAAGACTGCTGATATCTTGATAAAACACAATCCGCATAAAATCAGATTCGAGTCAAATAACGTAGGAAATCGTGTTGCACACAACATTCAAAAGATAATCTCAGGGAAATGCCGAGCGGATATCGAAACAAGACCTACGCAAGCAAATAAAGAAACAAAAATTCTTGTGAATTCTGATTACATATCAAAACATTTTTATTTTTTACATCCGAGCCAGTATAAACCAAAATCCGACTATGGATTATTTATGGCGAATGTAACCACATATACCACAAGGGCAAAAGTAGCTCATGATGACGGCCCGGACAGTTTAGCAATGATGGCAGAGTACGTGCAGAATCCATTAGGCGGAAAAGCAACTGCAATGCGCAATCCATTTTGGGGAAGGAGATAATATGACCACAAGAGAATATTTAGGGCAAATTCAGAAATATGACAAGCTTATTAAAAATAAAAAATACGAAGAAGAACATTTAAGAAGTCTTGCTCTTGGGCTTAAATCGTTCTCATATGGTGAAAAAGTTCAGTCTACTCCGAATCCCAATCAAATGACCGATGCCGTAAGCGAACTTGTTGATATTCAAACAGAAATCAAAAAAATGGTTATTGAATACACAAAGAAAAAGCAAGACATTATTGAAACAATAGACAAGGTGAGTGATATCAATTCAGATTTGTATGATCTGCTGTTTAGGCGATATGTAAAAGATGAAAGGCTTGAAATGATTGCCTGTGAAATGGGATATTCCTATTCTCATGTGAAATTATTGCATTCGAAAGCACTGAATATCGTCAAAAACATTAAGAATTTTGAAATTTAATACCTGATAATACTGAATAATACCTGCATATATTATATAATATAAGCTGTAAAATAAGCACCGGGAAGAACCCTTGGTGCTTTTTTCATGCAGAAAAATAGGAGGACAGGCAGTGGGGAGAAACAAAATAAATTTTGTTGACCTATGCCAAGGCGAGTTTGGCAGAAAAACTGCCTATACTGGCGTAGACCAGATTACTCCCCAAAATGTGGCACAGGTCCTTTCTGATACAATCGGAATCCATAACAGGAATAGAACCCTGATGGATTATCTTTACAGATATTACAAAGGCGATCAGCCAATTTTATATCGTGAAAAACTTGTTCGCCCAGAGGTCAACAATAAAGTTGTTGAGAATCATGCCCTTGAAACAGTCAAATTCAAGGCAGGACAGATATACGGAGAACCTATTCAATATGTCTGCAAAAAGAAAAAAGCAGATAAAAAGATAAATGAACAGGTCGATCTGCTGAATGATTATCTGGATGAAGCAAATGCGGATGCCCGAAATATTCAGCTTGGAATATACCAGAGTGCCGTAGGGACTGCATACAAGGCGATTCTACGAGAAGACGATTGGACAAAAGACAGTGATTTACCACCATTCAGAATTTTTATTCCGTATCCGGGAGATGTTTATATTGTTTATTCCAGAAACACAGGAAAAGCAATGCTATCTGTTCAAATATTGAAAGATGAAGAGAATCAGCAATATTACCTTTGCTATTCTTCAAATCAATATTTCAAGATAAAGAATGGACAAGTAACCGTCAGCGGAATCAATGGTTTTGACGGTATTCCGATTATCGAGTACCCAAACAACCATGACCGGTTATCTGATGTCGAAATTGCAATTACAGCATTTGATGCGATCAACAAGTATCAGTCGGATAGATTAAATGGTGTTGAGCAGTTTGTTCAGGCATTCATGAAATTCAAAAACTGTGAAGTTGACGAGAATGAGTTTTTGAAAATGGTCAAGCTTGGAGCAATATCTGTAAAAGATGCTGGAAACGGTGTTCAGTCAGATGTTGACTTGATGACTGCGGAGCTGAACCAGTCAGAGAGCCAAGTGGCTAAAGATGACATTTACAACAATATGCTGATTGTGGAAGCAATGCCAAACCGCCAAAGCAACACCGGCGGTGATACTGGTAATGCTGTATATCTGCGTAATGGATGGGATTTCGCAGAACGAGATGCAAAACTTGTCGAAGCATTCACAAAAGAAGCGGAAAAAGCATCTGTCAGAATTATCCTCAGCATCATTCGCAAAACCTCCAATGATGTCAAGATTTCTACCAGAGATTTTGATGTCAAGATAACCAGAAACCCGACAGATAATATGCTTGTTAAAGCGCAGGCACTTGATTATCTGTTCAAAAATAAAATTCACCCACTTATTGCATTGATCACTTGTGGATTATTCAGTGATCCGCAAAAGGTATATGAAATGAGCTTACCATATCTTGGAACTGTTTATCCTGAACTGGCAAACCCAGACGCAGAATTGAAGAAAGCACAAGAATTGATTAAAGATTTTAGTCAGAAATCAATTCAAAATCAATCAGCAACAATTTCTTCCACTGATGAATAATAAACGTTTTTACATCAATTATTTAAGGAATCTTGGGAAACTGAGATTCCTTTTTTAATACTCAAAAATATTGCAACAGCCCGTGAGCGCAAATCGGGTGCAGATCATGTGCGGAGCGAACCGTGTGAACAAAGCGTGTTGGTCTGGAAGAAAGGAGATTTCATGACAAGAGAACAGGCAAAACAAGTACTTATCGGTATGGGAATTGAGGAACCATCTGATGAACAGGTGTCTAAATACCTTGATTCCGTTACAGGAGAAGTAAAGAAAGAAAAAGACAAAAATGCTTCATTACAAGAAAAAGCCAACAAAGTAGCAGACCTCGAAAAAGAATTGGAAGAGCTGAAGCAGCAGAATATGACAGACGCTGAGAAAGCAGAACTGGAACGCCAGAAAGAAAAAGCTGCAAACGAGAAAAGAATTTCTGATCTTGAATCTGCACTTGCAACTTCGCAGAGAGAAGCACTGACAGGAAAAATCACTTCCATTTTTGCAAGCGCAGGAATGAAAGGCGATGCCTATACAGGAGCAATCAAAGCATTTTCGGTTTTACCAGCAGCGGATGCACTGAACGAAGCTCAATCTTTTGTTGACGGAATTTCCACTGAAAATAAAACAGCTCTTGAGACAGCTAAAGCAGCTTGGGAAAAGGAAGTACTTAAAAATACTCCAAATCCGGGCGGAGGAACCAAAGGTGGCAAAAAGGAAGAAAAGAGTAAAGCAGAAGAATATTTCGAAAAATACTTACCTTCCAAAGAAACAGAAAGTAAAACAATCGGCACAAATGCCCCGGTTGATTATTTATAAGAAAAGGAGATTAAATTATGGCTTTTATGAAAACCGAGCAGTATAAGTCCACACCTAATATCCTTGAATCTGAGGTGGGATTAGTACTCAAAACTTACACAGCAGAACAGACAAATGCTGAAACAGTTGGAACTAAGAAAATTATCAAAGCAGGTTCCGTGTATCCGACAAATGCAACAGGCGCAATCGGCATTGTGTTTGAAGATGTTGATATGACAGATGATGCCAAGAGACCGATTTCTGTGATTGTTGCAGGTCGTGTTCTTGAAAAAAGACTCCCGGTAACAGTTGATACAACTGCAAAAACTGAACTTGAGAAATCAGGAATCGTTTTTGTAACTACAGAAGACCCAGTATTTTAAGGAGGTATGACAGATGCCATATAATGTTTTAGATACTATCACAGAAGAAGAGAGACTTAAGTTTTCTCAAAATTTTCCAGTGCCGAGCGCAGGTATTCTGGATGTAATCTTTCCAAATGTAAAAACCAAGTTCTGGAAAGCAGAATATTACAGATTGATGAGCGGGCAGAACCTTCCCAAAGTAGCTTATGTTCATGCCCTTGATACAGAAGCACATATCGGTTCCAGACCTGGATTCGAAAAAGTAATGACTGAGAAATTCCTGATTAAAGAGAAAATCAATCAGTCTGAAAAATTACAGGAAGCTATCGAAAATGGTGTTCCAGACGATGAATCTCTTACAAAATATGTTTTTGATGATGCAACAAGACTTTTCAAGAGCGTATTTGAGAGAACAAAAGTTATGAAAGGCCAAATTCTTTCCACCGGCAAACTCAATATTAATGAGAACAGGGTGAAAATGGAAGTTGATTTTGGCGTTCCCGCTGATGCAAAAGTAGATCTTTCTGACTGGTCTAAGCCTGTTGCTGATATCATGGGAGATATTCAGAAGATGGTAGCAGTTGCAGAAGATAATGGATATGTAGTTAACAGAGCCGTTACTTCTAAGAAAATGATTGGATACATGAGAAATAACGAAGCAATGCAGACAGCAGTTCTAGGCGCGGCTAATAAGCGTCTTCTGACCAAACAGGAACTTGCAAATCTGCTCATGCAGGAATTTGATATTGAAGTTGCTACATGCGAAGGAAAATTCAATTACGATAAAGCAGATGGAACTCTTGGTGTTTCCAGATACTTCAAAGAAAACGTGTTCACTCTTTATGCAGCAGAAGCAGATGGATCATTCGGTGTAGGCCTGTGGGGACCAACACCGGACGAAAATGCTTACAAAGCATTTATTGAACAGGAAAATCGTTCCTTTGTTACTTTATCCATGTGGGCTACACCAGACCCAGTTGCTACATGGACTAAAGCATCTGGTTTATTTATTCCAGTAGCTTCAAAATCCAATGGTGGCCTTATCATTGGTACAAAGGGGGAATAACCGGGCATAGTCTCAATGAGAACAGCCGATCACCGTCTGTAGCAAGTGTTAAATCCAAAGAACCAACACATAAATACACAGAAAGTGAGCTGTCTAATATGACTGTACCACAGTTAAGGCAGCTTGCAAGTGATAATGGCTATGCCCTGACCTCAACAAATAAGGCTGGTATCATCTCAGAAATTTTATCTCAGCAAGGGTAGGTGATCTTGAATGAACGAACAGCTTGTGAATGATCTGAAAAAGTATCTATCCGATGATGTGGAAACTGACGGTATGATTTCTTTGTCTGTGAAGCGTGCAATTCGTTCATTCAAAAAGAAACGCAACTATCCGTCTGGATATACAGACGAAAAAATCAATACCGATATGGAATGCTGTTATGATTGCATATTTGATCTGGCTCTCTATTTCCTTGTGAAACAGGGGGCCGAGTTCCAAGAAGCGCATTCTGAAAATTCAGTAAGTCGAAACTGGGAATCTGAAACAGAAATATATATCAATCATGGCGTTTTTCCATTTGCAGGAAGTTTAATTTAACTAAGATGGTTGGGTCACGTGGCACGGTATTTTTGTCCTCCCGGAGTGCCGCTGGGTTGCTTATATTCAGTAGGGAAAAGCAAATGTTAAGGGAGTGAAGAAAGGAACTGGCGATGGGATGTGAACATGAATGTTTTAATGAACACCGCATAGAAGAACTGGAAAAGAATTTTCAGCTGATGCAAGAGAAGCAATCTGATCGTAGTAAAGAGTTTTATGAGCGTATCGGGGAACTGGAAAGAAAGACAGCATTAAGTGAGAATGACTTGAACCATATCAAGTCAACTGTGGATGAGATGAATAACAATATAAAGACTCTCATGGCAGTCCCGGGAAAGCGTTACGATACAATCATTGTATGCGTTATTACAGCGATTGTCAGCGCAGTTATCGGTTTTATGTTAAGCGGTATTCTTCCAGTTTGATTCCACTTGTAAGGGAGGACGGTGGAAATATGAATTATACAGACTTTTCAGAAGATGAAAGAAAGTTTTATTTAAAAGAAGCAGGCTTCGATTCCAGAGAAGAAAAACTGTTTCGATTACGGGCTTATGGCGAAAAGACACTATGGGAAGCATCTGAACTTATGGGGTATAGTCCGAGAACCATAGACCGAATTAACAAAAGAATAAAGAAGAAAATTTCCAAAGTTGCCCCGATGTACTGTCGGGGCTTTTCTTTGTATTGTGGCGAAAACGTGGCGAAATAGTGACGTTCAAAAACAGAGTTCCTTCCTATATAATATAATCATAGGAGAAAACACAATGATTATGTTAAGGAACCCTTACGAGGGTATATGGGAAAAGCATCGTTCCATAGATGATATGGATATGATTCTTGAATCCCGGACAGGAGGAACAGATTATGGCAGGTTATCCGTATTATCCGCAACAGCCAATGATAAACAACCCATACGGACAAATACAGCCGTATCAGGACAGGCTGGCACAATTGCAGAATAATTACCAACAGGCAATGCCTTATGGTCAAATGCAGATGCAACAGTTACAGTCAATTCCACAATCCCCTATGCTTCAAGGACAGATGGTGGATGGGATTGATACTGTAAAGGCTAAAGATGTGGATATGTCCGGCAATCCTGTTTACTATCCAAAAACAGACGGAACTGAAATTTACAGAAAACAGCTTCAATCCGATGGAAGGAGCAGGATTTTTGTTTACCGACTCGTAAATCCAGATGAACAGCAATCTAAGCAAGATGAAAAGCAGATTGACATTGAAGCAATGTTTAATCAGCTTCGGAATGATGTTTGTTCGGAGATTTCTGAAATAAAGAATATGTTTCCGACGCAGATGTCGGGAACACCAGAACCTAAGCAGAACGGAGGTAGGCAGAGATGATGAACCCTATGCAACTTATGCAGATGATACGTAACGGTGGAAATCCACAGCAAGCTATCATCAATATTATGAAAAATCAGTCTGGGAACAGCCCAGTTATAAACAATGCTATCAATATGATGGAAAAAGGCGACAGTGCAGGTCTTGAAAAACTTGCAAGAAACCTTTGCAAAGAAAAAGGAATTAATCCTGATGATATGTTATCGCAGGTTAAGAACCAGTTCGGAATAAAATAAGCGGATAAATTATTTATCCGCATATCTCCAACCAAATCCGTGTGTTTGAGAAAAAATGCCTTTGCAACATTTCCCTATTTTGGACTCCGAACATCCAGTCGCTCTGGAAGCTTCACCTATACTTCCAAAAGTGGCAATAATATTCCCAGTGTTTAAATCAATTTGGCTCACTGGAATAGAAGATGCGTTTTGGAATCCGGTTTTCCCTAGCCACGGTTTAGAACCTTTGTTTATTCCGATTTTGTAAGCGTGCAAATTGTTTTCGGAAGACGTGCACCATTCAAGGTTATTTACACAATTATCTTTTTTGTTTCCGTTAATGTGGTTAACTTGAGGCTTGTTTTCCGGATTTGGAATAAACGCTATTGCAACAAGACGATGTACCATAAAATACGCAGGCTTTTTATTCCGATATAAACTGACTCGCAAATATCTCCCGTCAGCGCAGATTGGACTTAATATTTTGATTTTGGAATGATGGTTTCCTGATTGCAAACTTTTTACATTCCCTAGATTGCTTACTTGATAAACACCTTCGTATTTTGGAATGTCTTTCCATATTTCTTTCATAAAAATAACACCTTGCCTTTCTGATGTACGCCTTTATTGGTTGTGGGAAAATCACTAAGGCATGTGACTTTCGGGTCGCGAATCCCTATTCCCACATAAATATTATACTATATTTCATTTAACATTGCTACAAAATTGAGCTGAAAGCCCGGGATTTCTACTTGATTTGTAAAATAAATCAAATAGGAGGTTTGAATTTATGATGAATTCAGGCGGATATAGCCTTGCTGACATTGCGGCAGCAACAGGCTCTAATAATCATGCAGATGATGGCTACGGCTTCGGCGGTGGATGGGCATGGTGGATCATTATACTTCTCATCTTTGGTTGGGGAGGCAATGGCTGGGGCTTCGGCGGAAACAGAGGAAATGGAAGCACAGATTTCTTAGACTCTGCTTTACAACGTGGCTTTGATAACCAGTCCGTAATTAGCAAGCTCGATGGTATCAGCAATGGTATCTGTAACCTTGGTTATGACCAGTTGGCTCAGCTGAATGGAATCAATCAGAATATTTCTAATGGATTCCACGGCGTAGATAATGCTATCTGCAATCTTGGCTATCAGACCCAGCAGGGATTTAATAGTACAAACATTGCACTTATGCAGGGACAGAATGCATTACAGTCTCAGTTAGCTCAGTGTTGCTGCGACAACAGAGAAGGGCAGGCACAGATCAGATATGATATGGCTACAAACGCTTGTGCAATCCAGAACTCAATGAACAACAATACCAGAGATATTCTGGACAATCAGAACAGCAACACCCGTGCCATTCTTGATTATCTTTGCCAGAAGGAAACAGCAGACCTTAGAGCAGAGAATCAGGCACTTAAACTGGCGGCTTCACAGTCCGACCAGAATGCGGTATTACAGGCGGCTATGAACGCAAATACAGCAGAAATTCTCAGACGCACTGCACCACTTCCGGTTCCGGCATATCCGGCAAGTAATTTGTATGGATATTACGGAAACAACGGATGCGGATGTAACAGTGGATGCTGCTAAGTAACTCACCCTTAGAGGTTGACTAAATTCTAAGAGGTGGGTTATGGCTCACCTCTTATTTGATTGAGAGGTATAAAATATGAGTTGTAAAAATGTTTGTAAGCTCTGCAACCATCTTGTGATAAGTCAGTCTGTCGCATTCACTGGTGGGAATCTTGTGGTTACACTCCCGGCAGGCAGTTATTCCAATGGAGAAAAGTATTGCATTGTGATCGCACAAAGTATACCAGAAGCCACCACAATTACCGCCCCGGTAATGATTCAGATAGGAACAGGAACAACTTTGTATCCGCTAGAGAATCGTTGCTGTGCACAGGTTACGGCTTGCGGAATAAGAACCAGAACGAAGTATGCAACCAGAGTAGCTACAAGTGCAACTGGCGGAGTATTCAAGATGTTAGGAAATCCAGCTTGTAGTCCGAGTAACAATTTAACAGCAATTAATGGTACAGCCCCAACGACAGACACACCTGTTACACAGGCTGCCAGAAAGGGGGCAATGTAATGCATAAAGTTGCAATGGAAATGGGAAAATGGGCCATGGAGAAAGCTAAAGCACATGGCTTTGATAATCTCAGTGCTCAAGACTGGGACGATTTGAAAGACTGCATGGAAGCAGTAAAATGCGCAATCTGCGCAGATAAAGATTATCGAATCGTAGAAGCTATGGACGAATGCGAGCAGGAAGAGAAATATCTTGGACGGATGGGATATGACAGATATCGTTATGCAAACGGCAGATTTGCACCAAAAGGCAGAGGAAGCCGCATGGGATATATTCCTTATCTTCACGCACAGGATGATGACTGGATGAACGAATATCTGAATAATCCAGAATTTGAACGCAATATGTACCGCATGGGATATCACCCAGAATATTCGGATAGGAATATGGGGAATGATGGCATGAATCGTCAGCAGTCCAGATATGGTGAAACCTACGACAGATACAGTGAGAATCGCAGACATTACCATGATTCCAAAGATGCTGAGTCTAAGAGAAAAATGGATGATTCCATGAAAGAGTATACAGAAGATATCATCCGCAATATGAAAGAAATGTGGGATGATGCAGACGCATCAATCAGACAGCAGATGAAAACTGACTTGACACGTTTTATACAGCAGATGAATTGAATATGAAATGAATTTTGCCCTTGTTACAGGAATGTAGCAGGGGCTTTTCAGTTGAGAAAAGGATGGTCAACTACCCATCACTTAAATGGAATGGGCTTGTAACTGCCCTGTGGTATAACGGATTGCTCCTTCCACATTTAGTCGTTTAGCATTACTGCTAAAAGTGGCGTTACATTGTAGGCACGTTGACTTGTACCTGTGCTATAGAGATTTACTCCGTAGCAACTGCATCAGGTACTAAAAGTTCTATTCCCATACGATGCAGATTCATAGCTCCTATGCGGTCATCATTCGATTTATAACCGCAATTTTTACAGCAGAAAAAGTGTATTTTCTTATTGCGATTCGCTTTTTCGGTATGACCGCATTTCGGACATGCTTGGCTTGTATAAGCAGGATTAACCTTTTCTACAAGCTGATGATGTCTTAAGGCTTTGTAAGACAATTTTTGCTCTAAATCATAGTAAGACCATGATACAGATATACAACGGTTCTTTACTTTCACTCTTTCAGTAGCAGAGCGGATTCCTGTTAAATCTTCGATAACAAACATAGTGCCATCAGGATTGCTTTCAACGAGTGCCTTAGAAATACAATGATTTACATCTTGCATCCAACGGTTTTCTCGTTGACCAATAGCTTTTATTCGTCTACGGGATGACGGAGTACCGACTTGCTGTAAATGTTTACGCAAAGCCTTATAATGAGCACGTTTTTGCTTGATTATATTACCATCGTAGAATACAGATTTTCCTTTGCTGTCATATGTAGCAGCAAGAAATCTTATCCCACGGTCTACACCGACAACATTAGAAACTTCTGACTTATTGAGCATAGAAATTTCGTATGTTACAGGTATATGTAAGAAAAACATACCGTGCTTATTAACAAGTTTAGCCGTTCCGAATTTACAGTCATCGGCAAAATATCGTTCAAAACCATTTTTATAGAAAGACACCTTGATGCGACCGCTTAGTGTATTTACAGAGAAAATATTGTTTTTGGTGTTAAGAGAATAATCCCTATTCCATACGAGGTCTAGCTGAGGCAGTCTAAATGTAGGTTTTATCCATTCTTTCTGATTTTTAAGAATGGTTTTGTATTTGGCTATAACTGTGCGTACACAAGAAACAGCCATCTGGGAACGGAGACCATAAATTTCCCGTACCTGATGATAAGTATCTTCCTGCACGCTATAACGGCTAAGATTATGAGTCTTGTATATGAATTCGGATACATAATTACAGGCATCAGAATAAGCCTTCATGGTATCACAGAGTATCTGTTTATCAGAAGGATTGACTAAAATCTGAAGTTTTGCCGTAATTGTCTGTTCCATATATAGCACCTACTTTCTTCACCAAAAATATTATAACATACATTTTGGCGAAGAACAATATTTATTTATAGAAAGGAAAATGCGTCGCTAAAACGGGCATTCCTCCCACCACTCAAGAGTGGTGAGTTTCCTTGCCCTGCGACGCTGGTGATAAGCCATGCTAAGACAATTTTATATGAACGGCGACCTATGGATAGTACAGTTTGTGCCTCCACACGACAGCGTTTTAATTGATCGTACAGGCAATAGAACGCTCGGGGTATCGGATTATTCCACCCATATAATTTCAATCGCAAATAGCCTACATGGAGAGCTTCTGAATCGTGTTTTCATTCATGAGTTAGGGCATTGCGTGATGTTCAGTTACGGACTGTTGCCAGAACTTCACCGCATGGTTAAGAAACGGTATTGGGTGGATGCAGAAGAATGGTGTTGCAATCTTCTGGCTGACTATTCTTGTTTCGTGATTGGCACAGCTAGAGATATACTAGGAAACCAGTTCACATATGTGGCTCCTATCGGGGCAGAAAGGATGATTGCATAGATGGCAAAAGCAGAAAACACAGTTATTTTTGATGGAATCAAGTACAATCCCGGTGACGAATTGCCGGATTTAGGCAGTTGGGTATGTACAGACGCAAGAGGTATGGTTCGTGATTACGAGGGACTTTCAAAAGACGTATCAAAGCTCCCGCATTATGTACAGAGTGGTTCTTCGGCGTTGTGCCTTGATACTTCTGAATTATACGAATATCACAAACCTACCGATACATGGTACAAACTGTAAAGGAGAAGCGCATATGGCATTAACAGCAAAGAAAGTATATGCAATATTAAAACGCCAGATTTCCGATATGGAAGCAAAATTAAATAGCCCTGTAAGATACAGAGGTACAGTTGCGACTGCTGATTTGCTTCCATTAAATCCAGACATTGGCGATATGTACAATATCGAGTCTAAATCCATCTATGGTGAAGCGGGAATGAACGTGGCGTGGAATGGGGTAGTTTGGGACACCATGGGCGCTCCAATTGATATGTCACTGTATCTCACAAAAGAAGAAGCAGAGGCGGTAATACAAAGATTAGTTACGGAATATTTTGAAAAGAATCCAGTCAAGCCCGGAGCCACGACAGAACAGGCACAGCAGATCGAGCAGAACAAGACGGATATTGGTTCACTGAAAGTGGAAACTGGTTCGCTAAAGGAAGATATATCCAACAAAATCACTAAGTTCTACGCCAGTTCGCAAGGCGAAACTCATCTTGCCGATTCTGATAATAGCAAAATCGTGGATATGATGCTGTATGGTAAGTCTGAACAGAAACAGTATAGTGGGAAAAATTTGATACCGCCAATTACATATAGTGGTAATATATCCGGCTTACAGATTGATGTAAAAGAAGGTTTAGTGAGATTAAAAGGAACGCCGAATGCGGAAGTTAACTATCCAGTATTTGGTGCATGGAGTGTTACATCCCCAACATTATTCACGTTACGCGCTGGAGATTATACTGCTAGTGGTTGTGGGGACACGAGCAATCCAAGAGTGAATTTAGTATATTTGAATAATGGACGGTTAACGTCTATTAATGGGAATAAAGCATTTACACTTGACGAAGACGCAAACTTTGTTGCTGTTTTTGTTTTTGCCGATGCAAACAAATATGTTGATATTACGTTTACGCCAATGATCGAAAAAGGCTCCAGAGCCACATCCTACGAACCCTACACCGGCGGCATTCCAAGCCCAAATCCTGACTATCCGCAGGAGATTAAGAGTGTTGTGAATCCGACTGTGAAGGTGTGTGGGAAGAACATCATTAATGGAAAACATTTAACCCATAATGCTATTAGTTTTGAGATTGATAAAGTCGTAATAAAAGACAACACCGAAACCTATAGCGAAGTATTTGCTCAATATACTTTAAAAAAAGGAACATATACTATTTCGTGCGAATGCAATTATATTAATAGAATTGAAACCATAATTGGCGGAATTGCAAAATCAGTTGTCAATAAAGCAAGCAATAGTTATACGTTCACAATAGATAAAGATTCAAGTGCGAAATTTACTGTTGTTGTATACAATGATGTGACAGACGGAGTTGACTATATTCAGCTCGAAAAGGGTTCTGTTGCAACCCCATACGAACCCTACCATGAACACACCGTCACCCTCCCATATACATTAAACGCTATCCCTGTAAGTTCAGGCGGTAACGTCACAATCGACGGACAGCAGTATATTGCGGATTATGTAGATGTGGAACGTGGGAAGTTGGTGAGACATATCAAGGAAAAATCTGACACTATAAGCATTGCTGTCACTGGGTCTGTTGGCGGATTAGGTAGTTACGATTATGATATTCCGTTTATTAAAAATGTAATTTGCAATATTACAAATATAGTTTATGAAGATGTTAACAAAGGGTGGGCTTCAAAACAAGCTTGTATATCAGGAAGTAATGCAGGAGAATTAAGAGTTTATCTTCCTGTCGGTAATCATAATGTAAAAATTATTTATGAACTTGCCACTCCAATCGAAATCGACCTCACACCCGAAGAAATCGCCGCATTCAAAGCACTTGCAACATATTATCCAACTACAAATATCAGCGTCAATTCAGAGCAGTTGGACGGATATACAGTATTCAACTATCCAATCAGCATGGAGAACGGTTGGAACTATGTGAAACAGCAGATAGGCGATACGAGAGATTATATCTATGATATGGATGCACGTACTCAGGATACTGATTTACAGGCGGCAGAAGCCTATGTCAACAGCGAATACGCAGTAGCATTAACAGAATTGGAGGTGTAATTATGTTATATAGAACATTATTAAAACTTAAAGAAAGAAACGGTCTGACAGACGATTTGAAAAATAAGATTGATATTTTCTTTGCGACGGGCAGAATTACAGAGGAACAGTATAATGAGCTGATGGATATTAATAATGAAGAAGAACCGAAAGCGGAAACTAATTAACTAAAGAGGGCTTTAGTTAAGTAAAAATCTCTCATAAATTCACTAAAATATCTATCCAGATAGAGCAAACAGTGCTATAATCACTATAACAGAACACAAAAAAAGAGGAGCTGGACTCCCGTCTACCAAACAAAAAGTCCAACTCCAAGCACCACAAAGGGTACGGGTATATTATAGCACAGTACTCTCCCTTTGTGAACCCAAAAGGAGGGTATTTTTTATGAGAGATAAATTCGTGAATGGGTTCATGACCAAGTTGTATGAAGAAATTCCAGAAGAATATCTTGAAACAGTCAGAAACAAACTGGCGTTGTATGTAAATGATTTTGATATTAGCCAAAGAGAAACAGCAGTTGTAAAGTATACTGGATATTTGCCAGATTTCTACAAAACTTACATTGTAAGTAGAAAGATCGAGGGTTTGAGTAAAAAGACGCTCGAACTCTACAATCTTTACCTGGATGATTTCTTTTTCACAGTCAATAAAAAAGCTGAGGACATTACTGCGAATGATATTCGTGTATATCTGTATAACGCTCAGGAAAGCAGAGGATTGAGTAATCGAACACTTGATAGTAGAAGAACTGCCATACACGCTTTCTTCGAGTGGGCTGCAAACGAGGGATATATAGGTAAGAACCCGTGCAGAGTTATTAAAAATATCAAATACGAACGCATTGAAAAACAACCTCTGACAGAAAAAGACTCTTTTTGAAGGGAGAAAACGCTATGAGAGGATTGAAACGTCAAAAACAGACAGTGTATTGGTCAAGGGTAACTGAATACCTTGACGGGATAGACACAATCAAAACGTACCAAAAGCCAGAATTACATCACCTCTCCGTATCTGCGACTGCCGGAACGCCAGAGGAATTATCCGCCGGTTATATCCCGGATTATGACAGGTATATCACAAACTTCGACCGCAACTTCAAGCCACAGACTGCCGATGTATTCTGGATTGACCGCAAACCAGAACTGACCGACGCAGGAGAACTTGTTTTAGGTGAAGATGGAGAGCCTGCAGTCCCACCAGATTACCGCCTAAAAAAGATTCTTGATACCCAGAAAGGCAATGTGGCACGATACGGTATTAAGTACACAGGAGATGGCTAAGATGGCGAATAAGACTATCAAAATGGAATTGTCGCATAAATCTATACAGGACACAATAAAGCAGCTCAGAGCGTATCAGAAGTCACTTGCAAGCAAGAATGAAGAGTTTGTCCGCAGGCTGGCAGAACTTGGAATCCCGGTCATAGATGAAAACATAGCATTGGCACAAGGCGATTCTGACAAAAATCATAATACCTATATCAGAATCAATAACTTTGGCGGCTATTCTCAGGCGACGCTTGTGTGTGAAGGCTCTGACCTTTTATTCATTGAGTTCGGGTCGGGCATTCACTACAACACTCCGGCGGGAACCAGCCCGCATCCTAAGGGGCAAGATTTTGGATATACAATCGGTTCATACGGGCAAGGGAACGGAAAGAATGAATCGTGGGTTTATTATGCCGATTCTGGCGAATGGGTACGCTCTTACGGTACCGAAGCCACCATGCCGGTATATAAGGCAAGCGTAGAAATCATGCAGAGTATTAGAAAAATTGCAAAAGAAGTGTTTGCATCATGAAAATTAATACCTGATAATACTGAATAATACTTCTGTCTTTGATATACTATAACATATAAAAGCATCTACCTGAGCGGTGGGTGCTTTTTCTATACCAAAATAAATCAGAAAAGGAGATTGAGTTTATGCTGGTAGAAATTGTTGGTAAAAGATATGAAGAAAAAATACTTACTACATCGAGAAAAATTGCGGAATCTTTTGAGAAAGAACACAAAGAGGTAATTAGAACCATTGAAGGACAAGTTGACGCCGAAGGTAAAGTTAAACATTTGGGACTTGCGACACAGATTTCTCAAAGGGGAGATATCCCCCTTTCTGATTATTTCATAAAAACTTCCTATGTTGGAGCGAATAATCGTGAATACACAGAGTATCTTGTGACAAGAGATGGTTTTTCACTATTGGCTATGGGATTTAGTGGTGAAAAAGCTTTATGCTGGAAAATCAAATACATTAATGCCTTTAATAAAATGGAGGCTGAATTAAAGAGAATCCTTACGGAACGTCAACAATGGCAAATCGAACGTGACAAAGGTGTTGTCATTCGGCATATACTCACAGATACCATCAAAATGAAAGTTAATGATAGCCCACATAAAAAGTTTGCCTATCCCAATTACACAAATTTAATTTATCGTAATTTGTTCGGAAAGACAGCAAAAGAACTCGAAAAAGATTATGGTGTAAAAGCAAAAGAAAATCTTCGAGATTTTTTCACAGGTGAAGATTTGGAAAAGATTCAAGAAATGGAGATGCTTGTGAGTAGCCTTATTAATTGCGGTTGGGGCTATCAACAGATAAAAGAATTTGTTCAAACCCAGACCCATATGATAGAACAGGCAGGGTGATTAAATGATTACTACCATTGAACCGCCAGTATTGGAGGTTTTTGAAAGATGGCGTAAAGCTGTTGAACCAATTGTCGGCAAAGGCAATTTTTCCATGGAGAAAAGCCAGACAATAGCATCTGGTAAAACGAAATACGCCAGATTATTCATGATGGGGAATTCCACGCAGTCAACAAGTCTCGAAGGCCATGAATGCGCAACAGTTCTTTCGTTCCAAACAGAAAGCTATGCGTCTGGAACAAAATCTTTATCGACTGCATACGAAATCGACAGCAAAAGTCATCAGGCTATGGCTTCGATGGGTTTTCGCCGGACATACGGACCGGAAGAAGTCGCAAACTCTGAAAAGAGTTTCAAACGAATTATAAGCCGGTACAGCAGAATTTACACCGGGCAATTATTGGAAGCGTAACAGCTTCTATTTTTTATACCAAAAAGAAAGGAGAGTGTCCTATGAGTAAAGATAAATTACAATGGCTGAAAGCTGCGGGAATCAGAGCTGTTAAGACAATTGCTCAGACTGCAGTTGCGACAATTGGAACCGCAACAGTCCTTGGAAGCGTTGACTGGAAGATGGTCGTATCCGCGTCCGTTCTTTCCGGCGTTTTATCCTTGCTTACATCTGTAGCAGGGCTTCCAGAACTGAAAACGGGCACAGATGAATAGAAAGGACGGTGATCCTTTTATCTCCCGGGCACAGGGTTACGTGTCAGAGCCGACAAGGCTCTTTTTTAATGTGATTTTATAGCTGAAAAGCAGAAAGGAGCCGAATATGGCAGACAAAGGAAATATAGCAGGCGTAAGTACCGTTGGTTCGCTTACTGGATATGCAGTTGAAACAACAGCAGGTACTAAACCGACAACTTTTAAACTTCTTCACAGAATCAATGCTTCTGATGAAATCAAAATTGATGTAGAAACAATCGACTCTTCTGCACTTGAAGATGAAGTCGAAAGAACTATCGCAGGACGTGGTTCTACAGGTGGTACATTCAACGTAACTGTGAACGTGACCGATGAAACTATCGCTGAATGGGAAGCCTTAATCAGCGAATATAAAACAGGAAAAACAGATGGAAAATCTATGTGGTATGAAGAATATTTCCCGTCTCTTAAGAAAGCATTCTTCACAAAAATCGAGCCACCGACAATCATTCCTAAACCGGCAAGAGATCAGAACGGTCTGTTAACCGTTGAAATGTCTCTTACTATCAATGAATATGTCGGACCGAGTGAAGCAGTAGTTCCAACTGACAGCGGCCTTTAAACACATTTGGGAGGACAAATAATATGTATAAAGTTTTAAAAATCGGCGGCAAAGACTACAAACTTGAATATGGAATTGAAGCATCACTGTTTGATGATTGTGTGAAATCCGTAATGAATATGCTGGTTTCCACAAGCGGTGGAACAGACAGAAGCCTTAAAGAAATGGTTTCTGGAATGAGCAGCATCCCGAATACTGCACTCAATGCGTTTTATGCCGGATTACTTCAATATCACGGCAACCATTCTGACGGTGATGGCACTGTCCCGGATTTAGATACCGCCAAAAAACTTGCAGCACAGTATATGGCCGAGCATAAAGATGATGAACAGGGAAACTTCTACGGTCTGTTTTCTATGTGCATTGAACAGATGGAGGAAGATGGTTTTTTCAAATTAACCGGTCTGGAAACGTTCATGGACAACATGAATGCGGCAATGGACTCTGTGAAAGCGAAGAAAGCGCCGAAGAAACCGACAGATCATCTGAAAAAAGCTACAGCGAAATAATCTGGGATGAATTATACCCAATGGCTGTGCGTATTGGGATGTCAAGAAAAGAATTTCTCAGAAGTACCCTGAAAGACCTAAGAATCCGTATAGAACAATATGGAATCTTAAAGAACGAAGAAATTCAGTCGCAGTTAATAAACATGGACTATCAGTCGTGGCTGACCGGATTGTATATGAAAGCAAGTATTTCGTGTGTGCTATTTCCGAGAAAGGCTAGTTATCCAAGTAAACCAATTACGCAGGAAAAACAAAATAATTGGGTTGAACGCAATCCAGATATGCCAAAGAAATCAGAAGCAGAACTAAGGCAAGAAGAACGTTATTATGAACTTCTTATCAGGCAGGCAAATGCAAATATATCTGAAATAGGTAATGAAAAGGGCAAGCAGGATGAATAGTAGTCTTGCTTGCCCTTTATTTTTTTGAAATAAAGGAGGTGCTTATATGTCTGACAACACAATAGACAGCCTTGCGATAGAGGTCAGCAGTAACGTATCAAATGCAAGTAAATCCATTGATGATTTATGCAATAAACTGAATCGTCTGAGTAGCCGTATGTCTGAGAGTATCAAGCATCTTAGAGACTTTTCAGCTTCCGTAGGCACGGTCAATTCTGCTGTTCAAGCGCTTAAATTAGACAGGCTTGATTTATCAACGATAAACAGTCAATTGCAACAGTTTACGCAGTCCATGAGTGCACTCGGTAGCCTGAACTTGAGAAACAACGGATTAAACTCATTCGTAAATGCAATCCGCAGATTGAACGAAACATTAAATTCCACAGGTGATGTGTCTGGAAAGATTCAGGGCATGATTTCTGAGCTATCCACGCTTGGCAGTATTCCAGACGTATCAAACAACGTGAACCGGTTTATTTCTTCGTTGGCAAGACTGGCGAATGCAGGCAGCTCTATTGATGCAGTTACATCAAAACTTCCAAATCTTGGTGAAGAACTTAGAAAAATCGTAGTTTCATTTTCTGGAATAGGCAATATTTCTCAGCCAATTAATACATTTGTTCAGTCAATATCTCAGTTGGCAAATGCAGGAGATAAAACTGGAAAGACAGCAACTCAGCTTAATGATCTGGCAAATAGCTTAAAATCATTCTTCCAGACGATGAGTACCGCTCCTAGAATCAGTAGCAGTACAATTCAAATGACTCAGGCTATTGCTCAGTTGGCAAATTCTGGGGCGAATGCTGGTAGAGCGGCAAGGTCTACTGCAAGTGCATTTTCAGGATTGGGGCAGGGTGCGGCCACTTCTACAGGAAAGGTCAGAAAACTTGCAAACGCCGTTGGAAGTGTAGGAAGCAAGGCGAAGAAAAGTTTGCCTAGCATCATGTCTCTGGTGGCAAAATTCTGGACGTTGAAATTTGTTGTTGGAAAATTTGGAAGCGCAATTGAAAGTTCCATGAATTTTCTCGAAGATTACAACTACTTTCAAGCGGCGTTTCGTCAGGTAGCAGATAAAGCAGGAGAAACTTGGTCAGAGGCAGGCTATGATTCTGCGGAAGCTTATGCAAATTCATTTAGTAATAGAGCTAGAGAACTTACATCCAAAATGTCTGGGTTCGATGTTTCCGATAATGCGATTTTGACCGCAAATAAATCAGGTAAATCACTCGGTATGGACCCGTCCATGCTCTTGAATTATCAAGGCCAGTTTGCACAGTTGTCGTCCTCCATGGGAACAACTTCTGAACAGGCATTAAAACTGTCGAATGCACTGACTATGATCGGTGCTGACCTTGCATCTGTTAAGAATCTTGATTTTAGCACAGTTTATGAGAACTTATCCTCTGGATTAGTAGGTATGAGCCGTGCTGTAGACAAATATGGTGCAAACATTCGTGTGGCAAACTTACAGCAATATGCGGCAAATCTTGGTATACAAACGTCTGTTTCTAATATGGACCAGGCAAGTAAGGCAATGCTGAGAACGATAGTAATACTGGATTCCACCCGGTACGCATGGGCGGATATGGCAAATACAATCAATATGCCAGCCAACCAGTTGCGTATACTTCGTGCAAACTTAGTGTCCTGTGCCAGAGCATTAGGAAATATCTTTATGCCTGTAGTTGCGGCAGTGCTTCCATATATCAATGGTCTTGTGATCGCATTCCAGAGACTTTTGACATACATTGGTTCGCTTCTTGGAGTTGATACCAAAATCGGAAAAATGTTCGGTTCTATCGGTGGCGGAAGTGAAAATCTCTCGAATGCACTTGATTCCATAGACGATTCTGGAATTTCGGACGTAGATGATGCTGCCAAAGATACAGACAATAATCTGAAAAATGCAACCAAGAGCGCAAAAAAATTAAAACAGTTCCTCGCATCCTATGATGAACTTGAAATTATGAGCAAAGACGATAGTTCTCTGTCAGACCTTTCAAATTCTAAAATTAAAACGCCAAAAATTGACACATCTGCAATTGACGCAGGAATCCTCAATGATGCACTGGATAAACTTTTGAACGAATACCAGAAGAAATGGGATGCCGCCTACAATTCCATGGAAAATAAGGCTATGGCATTCGCAAATAAGGTTACAGACGCATTTAAGAAACTTGCAAAAGCCGCAGAACCTACCACAAAAGCACTGAAAAATCTCTGGGACAATGGATTGAAACAACTCAGAGATTTCACATGGACAGCATTAAAAGATTTCTGGAATCATTTTTTAGTTCCGCTTGGCAAGTGGACACTTGGGGAAAAAGGATTACCACGACTAATCAATGCTTTTAACGATTTTCTTGTGAAAATCAACTGGGACAAAATCAATGCTTCTCTTGTGCAGTTGTGGGATGTATTAGAGCCATTTGCTGAGAATGTCGGAACTGGCTTACTTGATTTCTTCGATGATTTCTTTGACAAGGCGGCAGATGGAGTTAATAAACTTCCTGATCTGATTGACAGGTTCAAAGAGTTTATCGCAGCATTCTCACCGAAGCAAGCACAGTCTATCGGATATTTCCTCGGACAGCTCCTGACAGCTTTTGTAGCATTTAAAGGACTTACATGGTTCGGAAGTATTTTCGGTAAAGATGGAGTGATAGGCAAAGGAATCACCATGTTAGCAACGCATCCATATGCTTCGATAGCGGCAGGATTAGGCCTTACCGTTGCTGCGCTTGATAAATTTGGAGTAATTGATGTTGATTGGGACGGGTTATGGACAAGAATCGGGAATCTTAAAGACGTAATTGTGAATTTCATTAAAAACATTGATTGGGATTCACTGGTAAAGACAATCGGCGATGTATGGGATGTATTCCAGCCATTTGCTGAAGGATTCGCAGATGGATTTATCAGCTTTTTCGATATAATGCTGAATGATATCGGCGCCCCACTGATTAATACATTAGTAAGCGTCTTAGATGCTTTCGCAAAATCCTTAGGAAAGCTTGACGATAAGCAGATAGAAGCTCTTGGCGAAGCTCTGGCACGGTTTTTTATTATAAGAGGGAGCATTAATTTTGCTCGAAACATATACAATGTAGTTAGCTCTATCGGTGCACTCAGAACAATCTTCGGTGGGTTAGGAACGGTTCTTTCCACAGCCAGTGGCACATTACAGACTTTCTTTGGCTCTGGACTTGGTTCTACGCTTGCGGCAGGATTCGCAGACAGCATGGTTGTCTTAGGAACTGCAATGGCAGGTTTCAACCTCGGAAAGTGGATAAGTGTCAATCTGTTCGGCGGCGAAGATAAAACTTTTGGAGAGTTTTTGGAAGATAATGTATTCGGATATCAAAAAGGAGATTTTACCGGTGCTATCAACGAATGGATGAAAGATATATTCGGAGTCGGTAATAAACTTACAGAGGATGATTTAAAGGTATTTCAGGAATATGAAGATGCTATTCTAGGTTTGGTTCACGCAAGCCAGATTTCAGGCGAACAAGCATATCCTTTATTAACATTCCTTTCCGAATTGAAAGATAACGGATATAGCACAGAACAGGCGTTGCTTGAACTTGAACTCAAACTCAATAATCTTGGAGTTTCATCAGAGGACTTCGAGAATGCGATAGCAGGAGTAAACAAACCAGTCAAAGACCTTGGAGATACAGCGGAAACATCCTCTAATCAGTTTTCAAATATGGCTGATCGGATTAACAATGTGTCGTTTGAGGATATCTCAGAACAGCTTACAGGATTCCAGACGCTTATCCAGACCGTTGACTTTGCAACTCTGGTAACAGATACGGCAAACGCAATTGATGAGATGGGCGGCATCTGGGAAAATGGAAAACAGATTCTCGGCGAAAAAGCATTACAGATTTATCAGGAAATTTCAAAGGGATTAGAACCGGATGATAACGGCTACTATACTTTAGCAAACGGACAGATGGTGCAGTTTGGAAAAGGTATTTCTGATTATGAAAGCACTCTACAAAGTACAATGGATTCAACTTTACAGGGGGCAATCAACGGCGTTCTGGATAACAATTCTGGTTTTGAATTAGTCACAGAACTCGGAAAGAATCAGATTCTTGCCGTAGGTAGTGGGATTGAGCAAAATGGCAGTAAAGTTACTGATAAACTCAACTCTACAATTCAATCATCTGCAAAAGGCGCAGAAGAAACCGCAAAATCAAGCGGTAAAACCCTTGGAAGTAACATTGCAGATGGATTACAGTCTGGAATTGACGGAAAGAAAGAATCCACAAAGAACTCGATTCTTGACTTAATGAACAACAGTGTAAAATCCCCTGCGCAGGAAGCGGTAGAGTCTCACTCTCCGTCCAAGTGGTTTGAACGGCTTGCGGGATACTGCGGTCAAGGCTTTGACAATGGGTTGGAACCGGGATTCTCTTCAACGTTCACATGGTTTAGTGGATTTAAAAATAGAATCAGCAATTGCATCGGAAGCCTTTACACCATTGGCTCAAATGTAATATCCGGATTAATCAATGGAATAAACAGCATGGCCAGCAGCTTATGGACTACGGTTAGCAATATTGCGTCTGGCGTGACAAGTAGAATCCGAAGTGTTCTTAAAATCAATAGCCCATCAAGAGTAATGATGGAACTCGGCGGATTCACCGTTGAGGGATTCCAACTCGGTATGCAGAATATGCTTCCAAAAGTCGAATCCACCATCAATGATATAAGCGCCGAAGTGCAAAAAATTAATACACCAACCGCAGACATTATCACAAAGAGTGCGTCCTATCAGGAAGTAAAGAGCAGAATGTCAGTTGATACAGATGATTTTGTGGATGATATTCGAAAGGAAATCATGGCAATCAGCAGTAACACGTTTGACAATAATCAGATGATCGGGCAGGCGGTCAAAAACGCCCTGAACGGTATGGCAATCTACGCAGACGGACATCTGATTGGGTATCTGAAAGAAGAAAATCAGCAGTTCAGAAACCGTAATGGCTACGGAATATTTGAAGGATAGGTGATAGAATGAGTGACTTTATTGCAGGAAGTAGTTTCCAAGGTTATTTTTTAAAGTTCGGGGGAAGCGTTCTCCCGAACAAATTCTTAGCCTACAATGATTACTCCGCAACCCCGAATCAGAGAACAGAGATAGAAG